CGCGGCCATGACTAGAAATCACTAGGTTTGCGGGGTTTGCGGGGGTTAGTCTTTATTCATTTCGTCATACCAAAACTGACGTTTCTTCCGGTCGGACTTTTGGCCATAATACTTGATATCGATATACTTACAATAACCAGGATCTATGTATCCCCACTGTGCATAACCATAATCTCCCGTTTTATGACATGATTTCTGACCCTCCGAGCCATAAGCTCTGTCTATACCTCTGTTATTAAGTAGACCTTCCCACCCCAGAGTTGATCGATCTTCCATATCCTTCATGGCGTCATCCTTGAGGTAGTGGGTGTTCTGAACCAACCACGAGAATGTCATGTCGTCAATGAAAGGTTTCAATTCATCTTGGTAACTAGGACTACCCCCAGATTTATGACACGTGTACGGCTTTTTCCCGGATGGACCTAAAATCCCGTCATTCATCATGTAGAGCCCGTCCCATCCACCATCTCCAAAATATATCCCTCTACAAGCACTATCTCTGTACCAATCGTCAAGTGAAGCAGACGAGTATGTCCCCCAACCCAAAGAATTTTTACCTGTATACTTTTGATTATCACCATATCTACTAGGAACACAGACACCTTCAGGGTCACCATCCTCACCTTCCACACTAACTACATTTACACAACAGTTTCCGGCATCGTCTTGTTTACATTCTGAAGGACAACTCTGTTGATTTAGAGTTCGTGCGGTACAAAATCCTTGGTTACAAGGTTTTTCACATTTTTCGGAGGTAGTACCACCGTTCCAATTACTTTCAGGAAGGTTTCGCCTATCATAAGCATCACAACTCTTACCATATCTCCCAGGTTCTTGAGACACTACATAATTTATACTTTTCTTTCCGGTACCACAAGTTCCTTGTGAATATGAACCACAAGTACCAACACTTTTCTTTTTTACACAATCGGTAAATAAATGTGCCGGGCATTCTGGGTAACCGGGATTGGCGACAGTCGGAGACGCGTTTGGAATCGTTTTCGTATCTCCAACATTTTTTAAACTTGGGTACATACATTTTTCGCCACCCGTTGGTGCTTGTGTCACTTTCCATATACGATTCACAGTCATCCCACCCGAGGATGCATTCTTGAGATCGCTCACACAATAATTCCCACTATCATTTTTGTAAAAAGATCCTATCTCGTCAGTATATTCCAATTTACACTCCTTATCGGCTGGAGGTGGTGCCGGCGCTTCTTCTGCCCCGCATGGAACTTCTATAGTAGTTGTAGGTTCATCGGAGGTTGCGGGACACCTACCACCATTTATAGCATCGTACCCGCCGGGCGTTTTTTGAAACGTTAATTCGAAAGTTTCATCTTCACCCCCGTATGGATAATATCTCCCACCCGGACATACCGCAGGTGAACCATTAGGTCCTTCATTTACACGTTGACTAAGAGTTTGTACGTTATCTATACTATGCCAATCCGAACTTTTTCCACCTTTTACGCGCGCACTCCACCCACCCTCACAATCTCGGGGGATGCCATCATTCTCAATCTTTACACCATCTTCACACGCATACGATCTGTAATCATCAATATGATCGGGAAATATTTTACCTAAAGCACAACCCCAAGGTGGTCTATAATAACACGAAGATCTCCAATGACAGTGATCTTTGCCGCTATATGCATGGTTATCACTGCCAAATCTACGCGCATACAGGCCCCCCGCTCCACTTCGGCCGGTGAATAAATCATTATATAATGGATTTTTTAGATAATCGTTTTCGTGTACCGCGAATACTTGTTCATTTTTAGATGCCGGCACTTCTTTAGAATCTTCAAATTCGTGGTGGGTCAGTTTACACGTTAAACCAAAACCTTCCTCTGGGAAAGTACTATCTGGTACAACAGAAAACCCAGAACACTTATCATTCACCAAACATTTTGTGGCACATTGCTCAAAATTATCTACCACAAAACCATCTTCATCGACCTTGCCAGGTACTCCATCACTGTTTAAACAACTCCACGCCGGTTGAGACAAATCGTAATTACGTTGCCCACTCCACCCATTAAAGTCATCGTACACCTGATCGCCACCAGACAACTGAGGACGTTCATGACAACGAGGAACAATTGCTTTGCGAAATTGATCCCCGTCACCGTATACATTTGTACCTCCATACGTTGTTATATCTGTGGCGGTAGCTAACCCCGCATTGAGCGAATCAAACCAAATGTTATCGACCTTGACTATACCTTTCTTCTTTGGAACATCATCAAAACCCGTATCTTTTGTTGCAAAATAATCTGCAGCCTGATTCGTCACGATAGCTTCAAGTTGAGCGTTAACCTGGGTTCTGGCATCATCTCTGATTTCTTGTTCTGTTTCCTGAGCACCATCTACAAAATCTTTCAAAAATGCATATTGTGCATCATTTTCGTCCTGTATGGCTTCGGACGCCTGTTCCTGAGAATCTTGATTGGTATCGCTGTTCACATCATAAAGAGCATCCAATGTCTCCTCGTTTTTCTTGTTCTCCTCTTTCATTATCTCTAATTTTCGTAAAAAATCTGAAATGTTTAAACCGGGTGGAACCTCTACTTCGCCTATATCTTCCTCCTCGGAGGTTCGAGCCGACTCGAGCTCGGCAGTTGAAAATCCCTCTTTCCTAAAACTTAAGAAAAGTATAACCACAGTCAAGGTTATACCCAGGATCAAAATTTTACGATCCATCTTATAGTAGTTGGAGAAATTATTTATTTGAGCATATACTACAAGCCTTTTTAGAATACCCGTGTTCACACTTTTCAGAATATACACACTTGCGACACATACTTCTTATATCTCCGTGTATACATATACCACCACCATTACACACACTACACTGAATAAGTCTTTTTTGGTGTGGACATATATTTCGAATTATCTTCATAATTCATCTTAGAGATATTATTTTAACTAATACTATAAGAATGCCTCTGTCTAATAAAAAACGACGATTCATTAAAAAGGTTTCGTCCGGATTTAAATATTTAGTAGATGACTATGGGATTAAATCCATGAAAGAATCGTATCTAAAAGAATTTATAAAAGAAAATGTTTTCGTCAAAGGTAATTACACAGAAAGACTAGAGTTTTCCGTGGGTAAGTTTCAGTTTTGTCTAGAAAATCTAGATGATGATCTTTTGAGATCTATCTTAAAAGAGTTTGACACTATGGGGTTCACTTTGGAGCGTGTTTTTCGTGAAGCGAGAGTAAACCCCCTCTACTTTGACGATGATGAACTTGAATATTCAAAATTAATAGATACAGAAGATATTATTACATTCCAAGATTTGATTAACACATAAAACTAGGTCTTTCACACTTGTATCTAGCAAAGGGGGCTTTGTCGGCGACGTAATACATTTTATAAGCTGATACAAGATCTGGAGACTTGTATTGCTCAGGCATACATTCTGGAATACCCTCCATAGAATAATAAGCAGTCTCACTTTTACGTTCTTCGAAATGAGATGGGTGATTTTCGTATAACCAACGCAAATGGTGTTCACACGTGTGAATTTTTCCGTACCGCTCTGTGTATTCATGACTGAGAGCGAGTCCGATTTCACAAGCATACATATAATTTTTGATACTGGAACCTATCCACATGGTCATGGGATGCTTCTTATGAGCGGGTTTGTATCCACGCTTACTTCCATCTTTCGTCAAGGGGGCGTGTTCTCTGACGTATTCTTCTTGACCCGAAAAAAACCAAGCGGTGTATAACATTTGACATATCTCGAGTTGAATCTTAACGACGTGTTGATCGCATGATAGTTTGGCGATTTCCTTAGGATTCAATGAAAGAAAAAATATGTTCATCTTACAAAAAATAATACTACTTTACAACTTAGGTGCATTTTCCAAAACCGAGAACGTCCTTCTGCTTTCTCGTAGGAATAGATTGAGGTAGCACCGCAGTTTTTACACTATGCACCCATTCCTCTCCATCGTATGCCATCCAACATATATCGTATCGTTCTATCATCTTTCTACATAAAACACAAGGCATTGATATACCCGCACCATACGTTGTATTTCTAGATATTATGAGGTGTCCATACTTTCGGTGAACCCACTCAGAAAACTGGTGTGGCTTGTACCCTTTTCGTATACATTCCCTATATAACCTTCGTATTAACTGCCTCTCCGCGCACATATGATTCGTGCTATCCACCTCGACAGATTTCTTAGACATAGAACTCGTCACTGTACAATATTTCATTTTTCATAAAATATAAGAAACATTCACTAGACTTAGGTATTATTCATGTCGTTCCTTGACAATATAATTTGGATATGTCTGTCTCACGTGGTCCTTATATTTTAGGTAGACGTTAATTTTGTCGTGTACAGACATATTCTCAGTTTCAAATTCAATTAACTTGTTATCATGATTAATATCCAAATGAATAGAGAATCTTTTAGGAATTTCCGGAAAAATTTCTAAAGTTTTAGGAGCTTTATTTTCGAATAATACTTGCTCGGATAAAGCTAAAGGAGAAAAATTTCTAAAATGATTTTGTAAAACGTTCAATCTTCGAATAGCTGACATTTCTCTTATTTTCATTACAATTTATATCCACTAAGGTTTTAAATTCTATCTTTTAGCATCATTCCATCATCTCCTTGAGATTCCATAAACTCTACTTTGATAATGTTCGGATCAAATATATCACCATGGGTTTGACAAAGTGAACAGGGTTCCGATGGAGTCTCCCCGGGAGCATGATTATGAACGGGGACATCCCTCTTTTTGGGACGTTTTGTTTTTTTAGTCGTCGGAGGTTTGGAAGGATCGTGCTTCTCACAAAATGTCTCACCTTCAATACATTTATTGCGACACGGATTACCCCTTATGTTGATCCCCGTACACGCAGGTCTCTTCACTCTCGGAGGCTTTGGCTGTTTAGCGGGTTTGGGAGGACGCGCATGGACTTTGCACGTCTGCAAACCTTCTGCGCAAAACTTTTTACACTGTTCCCCCTTAGCCGTTTGACACGGGCATCTGATTTTCTCGACCTTTACTTTTGAAACTTTTCCCTTTTTCTTGAGTTCGCTAATCTCCCCTCGCAACTTATCGTTCTCGTTGACAATATCTTGGAACATCTTTCGCAGTTCATCAGCAAATAAATTATCCTTGATATATTCATCTAATTGGGTCATGGGAGATATACACGGCACACAGAATTCCATTTTTACTTGATAAAAATACAAACATCGTCGCAACTTAGGTGAATTTTATTTCTGTGAGAATATTAGAATGGTGTCGATCCACGATATACCTAAAAAAGTCCAATACATAGTAGTGGATTCCGGCTATGTAAATGGAACTAATAATACATTTTCATTAGATCTATCACTAACTTCTAATACACATGTGGAAGATTTCAGTCGCGTATTAGGTGTAAAGATGGTAGATTTTTACATAACACAGGTTGGAGCCACCACAACTTCACTGAACACTAACATAGCAAAACATGTGGACGTTTTGTGTCCAAATATACCTCAAGTTGCGCAAATGCTCGATGAACGCCACGGGCATATTTTTGCTCGCGTACCTTTAGAGAGACACTTCACTGGAGCGGATGGTATTGTTTTACGAGATAAACAATGGAAAAGCTTCAACAGAAAAACAAATTATTTCAACCCCATGTCTATACAAAAATTAGACTTTGAAATATTCGAAGAACAAGATGACGGGGATTATGTAAAACTAAACCCAGCTACGAAGTGGCACATGATATTAGAAGTCACAACCGTTGACCATAAAGAAACACCCATTTCCAAAGAAACACAGATTTTAGAAGCTATACACGCTCTCATAGGTAAGATTGAAAAATTACATCAGAGCGTGGAAAGACTCCCGACTAAAGAAGAAGCTGAAAAGGTTATAAGGGAAACTGAGAAAAAACGTAAAAAGATATCATTTAATTATATTTTATTGGCACTGGCGGCTCTAGTAGGTGGTTATATATACTACGTGAATAAGATCAAAATGGTTCCGGGGATTATGTAAACCAAGTTTTATTAATATTTTCTAACATATTCTTTACTCTTTCATTCCATGATTTTTGTGAAAAGCTATAAATTTCACAAAAGTTATCTCTCATATTTGTTGTAATATAAATTATGTCATTATCTATCCAACATGATACAGGATCTTGTATAGTTTCCTTAACTATATCTTCACCTTTTTTGTAAATAATAGGTTCAGAAACGTCTATGAGTTCTAAATTTTGTTTTGAAATTCTAACCATATGTGTAAGATGTAAAAATCCAGGTCTAACATTTGAATTAATAGGAAGTCTAGAATGAGAAAATCCCATATAATAATCACCCATATCCATTAAATTAGATCCACCTCGTATAAAAGTGTCTTGTGTACTGAAAGGTAGACTGCCTTTGGTTACATCACAATACCCAGTTGAAGTGTCGCATGATAGTATAATAATTGGATCGTAATTATAAACAAACATCAACTTACCATCCCTTACAAATGGTGCCCAATTCTTTTCTATTACATTTAAACCCTTCGTGTATAAAGGTTTAGACTCAAGTGTGTCATGATCCAAAATCCATAAAGTATAAACTTGATTTGGAAATGGAGATCTCGCTATAAAAATGACATATATTTTATCTTGGACTTCTATTATACGAGGATCTTGGGAATTTATATCACTACCCAAATATCGTTTATCTTCATTACTTTCCCAATTTAGATTAAATGATTCATGCATGAGCATTGTTTTATTATTTATACATACTCTAACATAAGTTATGTACCTGTCATTCCTTTTTAACACACATCTGAACATTGAATATGTACTACCTGGCCAATATTTATCATTGTCTAATGGTTTTATAGGTGTTATATCCTTCTCATAAATAAACTCCATACATTTTAATATTTTAAATTCTTTAAACAAAGTAATCTATGTGCATGTCTGGACGACCTATATAATTTGGATAGTCAAGCCCCTTGATTGGGAAAGGCTCAGTCTCGGGTTCTATAGTATCTACCAAATCCCTGCGAATATACGTAACTTCAAATACCGCGGGAAAATTATTATCTATCCAAGGAACCAAAGGATAATTATTCCCATGAACGTGTACACATATGAAATTCTTATTTAGATGTTGATAAAGTTCATCTATCTTTTTGTCATATGATAAAAGATTTCCAAATAAATGAAACTCTATGATCATCTGTGAAAAATTTTTAAGATATTTAGATGCTATGAGTGAATCCCATTCGGCTCCCTCTACATCTATCTGCGCAAATAAATTAGTATTTTCAGTGTGTCCGTTATTTTCTATATGTGCATCAATAGTATTTAAATTTTCCTCCTTCTTAGATGAAACACCCTCTCTATAAAAGTGTATATATTCAGGTTTATCAGTTATCTCTTTTATAGTGTGATCATAAACGTAGCACGGTTTTTTGTATTTTTCATAAAAAGTTTTTTCAAAATCAATTTCATCGTTAGAACCATAACTATATAAGGCGTCATATTCTTTCATATCTATAGCTACGTATCCACCATCCCCATGTGGTCCAAATCTAACCTTTTTCAAATTTGTTTTAAAAGGTTTAAAGTACGTTTTGAGACGTTTACAAATATCCAGATACAGTTGTGTGGGGTGCATATAGATGATACCATTAGATCTTTTAAGTTAATTATTTGAAAATGTCTGGTAAAGATTCTATAAGTTCCGGTGATGAAGGTGTTAATTTAAATTTACCGTCATGTGATAATTTTTCTTTCATATACGTTTCAGTCATATTTTCGTCTACATCGTCGTCATTACAATGGGAAAAATTGTGAATTTTATTAGATACAAAATCTATATCACCGAACGAGGTAAAGTGCCATCCACCTAATTCTACGTGTGGAAATTTCCATCTATTATCTCTCAGATATTGGGGAGTTTTATCAACTACGTTTTTCTTTGTAGATATAACAGTTCCGAACCATTTTTCAAATGTTTGAAAATATTCTATAGAATAATTAAATGTAATCATATGCAAACTTATAGTGTCCAAAGAGTTTGGAAGTTTTCTAATGAGTTCAACTTTAGGAACTTCATCTACATCTGAAATCATAACAAGATCTTCTACCGAAATTTCAGTGAGTCCTCGTGTTATACAATTTCTTTGATAACTCTCCCGTACCCAAGGATTTTTATCATCTGGATTATCTTCAACAATTACGTGTATAATTTTATCTTTCCATTCATCAAAATCTTTTTTATTTTGTTCATAAAATAATTCTTTAGAATTACCTCTAAATGTTTTTGTAGATTCTACTAGTACAAATTTATCTACCACGGGAGAAAGATATTTTAATCTTTTCTTAAGAATGTCAAGTTCGTTATAAAATGTAAAACAATCCACAATCATTATAAAATATGATGTGTTTACCTTTAATCAGTTTAAGGATAGGAGGTAAGTATATTCATGTGTGGAATTCTAGCTTTATACGGGGAAGAAGTAGAGGTC